ATCACAGAATATAAATTAGTTCTTGACACAACCACAACAACACCAGATCTAGTCGATCAAAACATCTTGTATGCTAAGATTTTTGTCAAACCAGCAAGAGCAATAGAATTTATCGCAATTGATTTTGTTATTACCAGATCAGGCGTTCAATTCTAGAATACAAACTATTTAAGTTATAATAAGGAGAAAACAAATTATGGCATTTTGGGCAAACCACACATCAGAAGCAAAAAGAAATTATAGATTTAAAATAACCATGCTTCCATTCGGACAGGCTAACTCTATTGTATGGTGGGCTAAGACCGCCACTTTGCCTTCATTTGACGTTTCAGAGATTGAACACAACCACATGGATAATAAATATTATTTTCCGGGCAGAGTATCATGGGAGGCGGTTTCAATGACTCTTGTTGATCCTATCTCTCCAGATGCCGCAGATTTGTTAAATAAGATGCTTGTTGATAGCGGGTATATTGTACCTGCCAACGAATCTGTAGCAGCCAATAAAGCAAGTATTTCTAAAAAGAAAGCAGCAGGTCTGGGAGCAGTTAAAATCGATGTTTTAAATGCAGAGGGCGAAGAGATAGAGACTTGGGAACTCCAAAATCCGTTCATTAAATCTGCTACTTTTGGCTCTTTGGATTATAGCAGTGATGATATGAAAGAAATGGAACTAACAATCCGATATGATTGGGCTACTTGTACAGTTCTAGGTGAAGATACTCGCTTTGAAAAAAAGGGTAGCTAGTCTAATAAGAGGTTCAAATGGCTTTTTGGAGCAGTAAAGACGCAAGTCCCGCGAGAAAATACAGATTTAGATTGGGACCAGAAGGAAAAGTCTGGTGGTATGCTAATTCAGCCACGTTACCTTCGTTTGAGATAAGCACGGGTGAGTATATCTTAGGGAATCATAAATTTAAGTATCCGGGTGTTGTAAGTTGGAACCCGGTTACAATTTCTTTTGTCGATATTGGTAAATCGGTTGACAATCTAAAAGCCAATTTAATCGCTCAAGGTTTCTCTCTTGATCCCTCTGGCAACGATGGTATAAAAAAGTTTAGAACCAATGAAGCTCGTAACCAACTCATACAGCGAAAAGGAGCAGTCGAGACCTCTAAAGCAGTATCTGAGTATAAAGAGAGCCTAAAAAAAGAAACTATAGATTGGGGTGGGGGTGACGAAAATAAATTCACGCCAGATGAACCAAAAAAAGATGTACAGGAAGCAGCAGAAACGGCTATTACAGAGGCTATTCAAGAAAGAGTTAAAAACGAACTAGCAGAACCCGCTGATGGCAATGATTTCATTATTGAGCAAATGAACGATGAAGGTACACGCTTAAGAATATGGACATTGAAAAATTCATTTATATCATCGGTTAATTATGGTGAATTAGATTATAGTAGCGATGATTTAGTATCAGTGGAAATAGTAGTCACTTATGACTACGCAGAAGAATCAAAATAAAAGAGGTGAAATTTGAGTAGAAACAATATGGAAAGAATGGGAGCAATGCCCCAATCAGACGCTCCAATGCCAGAAGCAACAAATGTTGCGAGCCCATTACACTTTGTGGCCCCAACTGAATTTGTTGATCTTCCGTCTAAGGGTTTGGGATATGACGCAGGTCATCTCATGCATGGCAAAGATACAATTGAAATAAGATATATGACAGCAAAAGACGAAGACATTTTAACTTCTAAAACGCTTTTAAAAAAGGGTCTTGCGATAGAAAGGTTTTTGGATAATATCATTGTTGATAAAAACATTAAAGCTTCCTCGTTATTGGTTGGCGATCGAAATGCCATAATTATAGCAGCTAGAATATCGGGGTATGGTTCCGACTATGAAACAAATGTAACATGCCCGTCTTGTGGTGAATCAGGAAATTATATCTTTGATCTAAATGGTAAAAAAGTTCACGAAACATCTTTGGATGAAAAGCTTGGTCTTTCAAAAACACCCGAAGGGTTTTTTAAAATTAGAATGCCTTTAACCAAATATGAAGTTGAGTTTAAACTTTTAACTGGAGAGGATGAAATTTATTTAACAAAAATGGCATCAAATCTTTCTAAAGGAACATCGGTAGAGAGAAATTTAACAGACCAATATAAAAGAATGATTGTGTCTGTTCAAGGACATAAAGATCGAGTTATCATCGAGCAGTTTGTTGATAATCTACCAACTAGAGATTCGCGATACCTTAAAAGTTCTTACAAGCTTGCTTGTCCAGATATAAAAGTTGTGAACACCTATTCTTGTACCGCATGCGGCTTTGAGCAAGAATTGGAGGTGCCCTTTGGGGCAGACTTTTTTTGGCCTGACGGATAAATATGTTGAGGCCGTTTATGAACAATTTTTTCTTTTAAAACACCATGGTGGGTGGTCTTTTATGGAAGCTTATAATTTGCCGGTTGGTTTAAGATTGTGGTTTCTTCAAAGACTACAGAAACAATTTAAAGATGAAAAGAAAGAAATAGACAAGGCTTCGCGAACAAGATAAAAAATGCCCTTTGGGGCATTTTTTTATTAAAACTATTTACTATAATTGGGGAGAGCTTTATATGTTAGTTATTGATTTGTCGGAAAGAAAACTTCTTAAAGAGACATGGATGGAGATGTTAGGGTCTTGGTCTAAGTCGCTTCTAAAAATGATGTATGGTGATGATGTTAATGTTGTGGCCAATCTTAATGAAGATGAAGAAGAAAATCCTAAATTTATTATTCGTGGTAAATACAAGGATGTTAAATCTTATGCTAAAGCAATTGTAGCAGAAAAAAACTACCTAGACGCTTATTCTCAATACGGAAAAGAACATCTCCAAACTGTTAAAGCTCGCGAAGAACTAAATACAGCAGTAGATAATTTTGAAAGTACAACTGGATTATTGTGGCCTTTCAAAGACGAGGGTTAATGAGTGGCTGAAAAAATAGACATAGATAAACTTGCTGAACTTAAAGAAGGGCTTGATGGCACCAAAGAGTCTCAAGACAAATACAACACAGCTTTAGATTTGTATATTAAGCAAATGAAAGAAGCCAATAAAGAGAAAGAAAAAGCCACCGTACTTGACTTTCAATTAGCTCAAGCTCAATCAGAATTAGCCGAAATGTTTGGGGATACTCTCGGTGCTTATGAGGCAAACAACGAGGCTTTAAGAATTGCTCAAGAGCTTCAAGATGCCGTAATCGACAGTACGAAAGAACTTACTGCTGAACAAATAGAACAAATTGAAAGCGTATACGGTAGCGAGGAAGCCCTTGCCGCTGAAATTGAACAACTCAAGGCAAAGAAAAAAGCAATTGACGACCTCGGCCCAGCTTATAAAAAAGCATTAAAAACATCAAAGCCATTTTTTGAAGACACAGCAGTAAAGTTAGGTCTTTTATCTAAAAAAGGTAATAAGTTTGCGAAGACACTGGGTTCAATGTTTAAAATGGCTGGTGAAAAGGGTGGCTTAAAAGGTCTAGCAAAAGGCTTTACCGAAGCGTTCAACCCATTGAACATTGGTATCTCAATTATAACAAAAGTTGTTGAAGCAACGTTTAAAATGATGTTCGCTGTTGACAAGGCAGGTGCTTCTTTTACAAAAACAACGGGTTTTGCTCGAAATTTTGATGAATTAATTGCTAGCACAAATGTGAGAATGAGGCAATTTGGCGTCACTGCTGAAGATGCACAGAAAGCCATTGCTGAATTAAGGCAGGGCTTGTCTCAGTTTACAACTTTGGGAACCTCAACACAAGAAAAACTAACAGATATAGTAACAGGTCTTGAAAAAATCGGTGTAAAGGCTGCCGATTCAGTGAAAACTATACAATCTTTAAATAAATCGTTTGATATCTCTGCTGACACTGCGGCTGACATGGCAAGAGATTTGGCTTTATCAGGCGATGCTTTAGGCAAAACAGCGTCAAGTATGACAAAAGATTTTAATAAAAGTTTATCGACACTTGCTGTATATGGTCCGAAATCGGTTAAAATATTTAAGAATATTGCTTCTATGGCTGCTGCTGCTGGTGTAGAAGTTGATGACATGTTGTCAATAGCAAATAAATTTGATACATTTGCTGACTCTGCTAAAACAGCAGCTAAAATGAACGCCATTTTGGGAACAAGCTTTTCTGGTGTCAATATGATGATGATGGATCATGACAAAAGAACAGAACATGTCATTAGAGGCTTACAAAGAACAGGAGTTCAATTTAAAAAGCTTGATAAATTTACACAGCAAGCAATAGCTACTCAGCTTGGTTTTAAAGACATGGATAAGGCAAGAAAAATTCTTGGCATGAATGTTGGTGAATATAGAAGACTCCAAGAAGAACAAGCGGCCACTGCCGCAGAACAAGAAGCATTAAATGAAAAAATGTCTCAGGCTATGAGCGTTGTGGATAAATTAAAAGTTATAATGATGGATTTTGCTATTAATATGGAACCAATGATCCCAAAGATTAAAGAATTGGTTGAAGGTTTTGGTGAATTTATCAAAGGCATAACTCCTATGGGTCTTTTGCTTTCTGGTATAGGCTCAGCTATGGTGGGTCTTGCTATGAATACTGGTGGTCTCATCATGAAAATAAAAATGATGGAGAAATTCGGAGGCTCAGCAATCAAAGGTTTGTCAAAATCTATAGCAAAGGGTCTAACTACCGTTTCTGCTGCTGCTTCTAAATCAGCCCCAAGTGTTGGGGCACTTAGTATATCTATGGGTGGTATCGCATTAACAATTGGAGTTGCTGGTGCTGCTGTTTCTGGAATAGCTTTAGCAATGGCTCATCTATTTGAAACACTGATTCAAGGAACAATAGCACTTCATGAATCTGGTGTCGGATTTGAAGCCGTTGCTTCTTCTCTTTTGTTATTTGCCGCAGCGATATTTGGTATTTCAAAAGCCGTTACAGCATTAGCTGCCTCATCTGCTGCTTTAACTGCCACTGGGCCGATTGGTTTGGCTATTGGTGGAGCTATAGCTGGTATTGGTGGCGTTGCTTTTGGTATTGGTGCCTTAATGAGTAAGTCTAAAAACACACCGAAGCCCAAGATGGACACCAGCGAGTTAATTAAAAGTGCTGAAGTTCTAAAGGGCTTATCTACAGACTTGCAATATTTGGTTGACAAAAGAAGCGAAATAGAGGATACTTTTGCTGCTGTTGGAGCCGGGTTGGAGAGAACAAAAGCAAAATTAACTACTGACATAAAATCAACAATAGCGAATGTTGCCCTTATAACCACAGGCCAAGCAGCGGGTGAAATGACCCAAGGAGCCGCAGGGGCCGCTTTAAGTAGAAATCTTGGTAAATTTATTGATTCAGTGGGTAATTACTTTACAGGCCAAGAAAATGATAAAGGCAAAGCAGTTAAGATCACTCTTGATGAAAAAGCAACCAACGCATTTATTCGAGGCCAACAAGCCATTGGTCATATGAAGCCGTGATAAAGGAGTTTTTTTAAAAATGATATCAAGTAACTATTCATCAGCAGTAAATAACTTAGCAAACGACCCCTATAGGCTACAGATAAAAAATATGATGAACAATTTAGTCGTTAACTTCCCAGCTTTTTTAACATCATTTAGTCACAATCTTATTTCTAATTGGAATGAAGAAGAGGTTTTTGGCAGAATGGATCCAATCGCAACTTTTCAAGGAACCAGAAGGAGCATAGCCCTTGCATTTGATTTGCCATCGCCAAATGTCCAAGTGGCAAAGGAAAACTTAAAAAGCTGTAATACATTGGCTAGTTTTTTATATCCAGATTATAGTTACAAGGACACTGCTAAAATCACAATCGAAAAGAAAGGTAAAGAAGATAAAGAAAAGACAATTGTACGCAGTCGGCACATGTCCAAACCGCCTTTGGTTTCTGTAAGGTTTGCTAACTTGATTTCTGCTGGGAAACCCAGCAAAAAGAATCCAAGCGCAGGCGGTCAGTTGGGATATATGTCGGGCCTTGATTGGACACCAGCACTAGATATGGGAATGTTTAGAGATGGTGGCAATTTGTTTCCAAAAGTTATTGCTCTTTCCTTTACACTTAATGTTCTTCATCAAGGTGACAGAGGATACGATGGTAAAAAATTACTTGGCCCAAGTCAAGGCTTTATTTGGGGAGAGAAATAGATTATGTCTAGATATAAACAAAGAGTGATCGCTATAAATGAAAACTTACAATATTTAAATCTTTTTGACGAAAGAGGTGTTACTTCAATAGAACAATACAAGACTATTGAAAAAGAAGTGTTTGAACAAGAGGTTTATGATTCCATTCCTGTAATAAAATATGCTTGGAAATTTGGAGATATGTATTGGAGACTTTCAGATAGAATATATGGAGATCCACAATACTGGTGGGTTATAGCTTCTTTTAATAAGAGACCAACTGAGTCTCACAACAAAGTTGGAGATATTTTGAGAATACCAATTGAGTTATCAGACGCTTTACAGGTGGTGGACTAATGGCA